TTGACAACTGTCTCGGAAGCTTGAGCAGTATCAGCCAAAGCCTTTTGGAAAGTTTTTAGAGGAGTGTCTGTGACAGACGTTGTATCCGCTGTAACTTTATCAAAGGTTTTAGTGTTTGCATCTGAGGCAATACCTGTGTCACTAACCGCTTTGCCGTAGCTTTTAACTAGGGTTTCGCTGGCTTGCGCCGTCTCAGTCAGTCCTTTACCAACTGTTTTTGCTGCGGCATCAGTTGCGTTAGCAGTATCAGCAAAGTTTAAAAACGTTATAAAAAATCCTGTAATGGCTGTTGCTTTTAACAATACGTAATTAACAGCAGCACTCATACCGCCCGAGGCAGTAGTCGCGGCAAGTTGTACGTATTCGTAAACTGAACGCATTAAAAGTCCTCGCGCATTTTAAATTTCAACAATTCATACACTGTCTGGATACTGCCGTCAGAAAATGTAACTTGAATCTCGCCTTCGTAGTCACCAGCGCTTCCTGACATAGCCAGTGCAGTCATTGGAAATACTACGATGCCGTCGGTGCCAAGTGGAATAGACCCGGGGATAGTGTCTTGCAGAGTTGTTGAACCAACTTGACGAAACTTCATAACCGCAGTAGCGCCGGTAATATTAATTACAGTTTCGGTAACTTCGTTAGTCAGCGTAGCTTGTACCTGCGGGCGACTTACGTCACCTTGGATAAGTTTAATTTTTTCAGCCATAATTAATCCTTAAGCAACAGAGCCGTGAATGGGTGCACCTAACGGACTTGGAACAACACCTGTTGTGCCTTTGTAATCTGTGTTGAGAGCGTTTGTAAACAGCGCGTAATGCGTCTGCGCACGAGTAGCATTATTTGCGTACTCTGCGTCCTTGTTAAACGCTCTATACGCGATGTAATCCATTAAGGCGGTAGCCAGTATATCAGGAACACTTATGTTGCCTGTAACGGACGTAAACGTTGTTGATGCAGCAGGTTCTGCTATCGCTGTTGGGTAGTTAGCTAATACCACATCAAGCCTTGCCAAAGTGGTAGCAGGTGGGTAGACGTAGAAGACACGAGGATCAATCGGGTCATACATGTAGTGCACAGTATTTACAGTCGCTGTAGCAACATGCCAATCTGGGTACTGCGAATCAAGAAGCTGACGATTAACAATGCGAACAGCTTTCTTGGTACTGGTTTCCGCTGAATTTCGAACAACGTCAAGAAGTTTGGCTGCAGTAGAGGGTACAGCTTGTTTTGCACCGGCGACCAGTGTCAAAGTCACAGATGTTGCAAAAGCATCTGGACGATAAATAAGCATTTCGTTTTGACCATCGTTTAGGTAACGAACAAGTTCAGCCGTTGTCCACCGCGTAGCGGCTGCGTCTTGAAGCGTATCTACAACGCGGCGTATAACGGATTGTGCAGTGGTGGTCATCTTTACCTCACGCGAATGGACGTGAACGTACGCGCATAGAACCACGAACAAAGCCGTAGTTACTATCAATACGCGAAGCAGTAGTCTGCCGAGATGCAGAATTTAACAACGCTTGCGCCTGCGCAGGGTTACTAAAAGGCTGACCCGGAATCTGCATTGCTTGCGCAATGGCGCTAGACACGATGGGGTTAATCCAAGTGTTGTACAAATCATCGTCAAGTTGTGTAGCTGTTCTTGCAGGGCTTAGCGCAACATTGACAAGAACAGAGTACACCTCATCAGGCGGAGGCGACAACATCAAAGTCAAAACAGAATCAGTTCTGTCTGTATAAAAACCCCGAGGTTTGGCAGGCGCAGTCGGCATGTCTCCGCGTAGAGTTTCGATCATGCCTGCTACTAACTCTTTGCCGTCCAGTGTAACGCCCATTACACGACTAATTGTGTGCTGGGCGCTAGGGGGGTCTAGATCGTACTGAACACGCCCAACGACAGTGTTGAACGTATCAAGGTTTTGCCGTAAAATTAGTGATGCATCACAAAAGTCTATAGCCGCGTTTATCAAAACCTGTGCCGCCAGAGGCTCAGGGCACCCGGGTAGATAAGGCAGGATACGAGGGTAAAACGCGCTTAGAGCTTTCATAAATTACCTTACTGTTCAGGCGTAGGCTCGATTTCAATGGCGATATCGTCCGGCGCTTCTGCAGATTCTACTACCACAGCTTCTTTTTTGCGAGTCTTTGTTACTTTTGAAGCAGCTTCGTCAACAACTAAATTTGAATGTTCATTGTACAAAGCTTGTCCAGCTTCTGTGTATTCCCATTCTTGGTCGTTCAGCGTCGCTATAACTACAATTTGGCCATCAATAATGGCGCGGATGCGATTCATTAAAATCTCTCCGCCAAGGCGTTCCATCAAATCAAATACGGTCATTTTTGCTCTCCAAAATTAAAAAAGAGGGCCGAAGCCCTCTTAGTTTATACCACCGATTAGGCGCTGAGAACAGCGCCCCAGTTTTCACTGCCTAGGCTAATGTAAGCACCAGACATGTTAGCAGCCAAGGCTTTAGCCGCATTGGCAGAACCGTTGTTGATTTTGCCGCCAGTTGCTGGGTACACGTTTAGTGAAGCAGCAGAGCTGTTAACGATGTAGACTACATCGCCGACAGGACGCTCAGCAGGCAACATAACGCCGTCGGCGGCAGTGCCAGTAGTGACGAAATTAACAGCACCAGTCAGCGCAGTAGCGCCAGCTTGAGTCTGGGTTGTCCCAGCAGTAGCTGTGGCGTAGCCGCCAATACTACGAGAAAATTGAGTAGACATATTGATCTCCAAAAATAAAAGTTAAAAATGGAGGCCGAAGCCCCCAGTTCTTTAGCTGGCAGAACCAACTTGGGCAACAACCAAAGCTTGTGGCTTAACAACCTTACGGCCATAAACAGCCAAACCGCGGACGATATCGCCGAAGTCAGTCTGGTTACGCAGGGGTTCTGTCTTGTTAACAGTCATGGCAAATGATGTTGCTGCTTTTGTGCCAGCGATCATTGTGCGACGAGCTTTAGCGCTAGCCACAGCACCGCCAGTAGAAGTGTCAGTCAAGCCAGAAACCAAGGCTTTACCTGCAGCGCCACGGGGCAACAAGTTAGACACATAGACGCTAAAACGATCCAACATACCGATTTTGCCTGTGCGGATAACACTAGACTGGTCGCCTGTGAAGTACGCTTGAGCAATGCTAGATTGCATCAACAACTGGCGGTCAAAAGGACTAATAATCAACCAACGGTTGTCTTCAGGAACGTTCTGCTCGTCAAGCACTGTAGACATGCGAAGGATAGCCTTCAACACGTTTTCAGGGGTAGCTTGGTCGATAGGAGTTACGTCTGTACCTAAGTTATAGGCGGCAGAAATAGCACCGGCAGTAGCGCCGTAGTTGGCAGCAACAGGGCCTTCAGTCACGAAGCTGTTAAAAAACACTTCGTTTTCGATCTGAATTTTCAACTGTTTAGCAGCATCTTCTGTGAACATGTTCATCAGGTTCATGTCGGCTTGATAAGACAACACGTCATTGACTTGCACGCCAAAGTACTTGCCCTTGTTCACTTGCATATCTTGGTAGATAGGAGTGGGGACTTCGTAAGACAAATTCTGGCCAACAGTGTAGTCAGAAATAGTAATTGTGGGAGCCAAACGAATACGAATGGTATCACCTTGGTTCTTCAATTCACCTTCGTAATCGGTGTTAGCGATTTCGGACAACATGGTGTTTTGGTAGAACTTGGCCAGCAATTTGCCAGACCACAACGTGGGGATAAATGCACCGGAATACGATGTGCTCGTATTAAACGGAGCTTGGACGGGATATACAGCAGCCATTTTGGCCTCCTAAAAAATAACAGGTTGGGTTTTAACGCTGCCGCAAGAGATTACGCTCGAACGCGTCCGTCTCTGTAAGCTGCGTCAATTTCAGCTTCAAGTTTTGCTGCCTCTTCAATCCGACCTTTAGCACTATAGTCCGCAGATTTCAAAAACATCTGATGAATTTGCGCATCAGTATATGTTTGAGCTTGCTGCGAAACGTTGGCACTGTTAGTAGCAGATCGTTTCGGCTGGATTTGTTTTTCAAGTTCAGCGGCCTTGTCGTTGTTTTGTACTACGGGGGTAATGCCTGCTTTAAACATCCCAATATAGTGCGCAACAGCTTCGGCATCGCCTCGGTTAAACGCATCTTGTGCAACAGATTTTCTTGGTGCTCTAAGCAGAGGATCAACCTCATTCAGCCAATCAACCCAACGTGAGTCGGCGTTAACTTCCTGAAAGTCTGGAACCATTCGGTACAGACGTTGCTCAAAACTTGCTTCAGATACCTGAGTACCGGTCGTGGTCAACTGCTCGCGCAATTTCTCATTCTCAGCTTTCATAGCATCGAGCTCACCTCGAAACTCTGCCGCCACTTCGCGGGCAACCTTGCGTTGGACTTCAATTAAGTCCTCACCAAATGCTTGAACATCAGCATCCGTAACCAACTTCTCAGCAACTGCAGGCTTCTTCGTCTCGACTGGCTTGGTTTCTGCGGCCTTCTGGAGTTTGTCCAATTGGGCCTTAAATTCCCGCACGTCGGCGTGTAAGCGTGGCACTTCGGCGTCATATTTGCCTTTTAGGGCGATATAGCGACTCTGCCATGTTTCTTCAGCGATAGCTGGTTCTGTCGGTTCTGGCTTTGATTCAACAGGTGTTTGCTGTTGCGCGGGAGGCTCAGGTGTCGAAATCTCGGCTGGGGGGTCTTCCGTTTGTTGCGGCTCCGGATCAACGGGCGCTTGGTTTTGACTCTCAGCTATTTGTTTTTCGATCTGTTCCAATTCACGTAATTGAGCTTCTACTTGCTTAGGCAATGCCATTTTAAATTTCCTTTAAAGCGCCAACTCTGCATTTCGGGCGTCGGGGTTACCGGTGTGCCGTCCAACATAATGGTTTGCTAGGACTACAAAAATCGGGTCATTTGACCCGGTCGAAAATCTCGTGCGCTCTTTCGACCGCCTCGAGAAAATCTGATAAGACCTCTGCGCGACCTTGAAGCCGGTGTATTCGGATGGGGTCGTCGGCAGAAATCAGAGAGGTTTTTGTTTCCTCAAGACTTCGGCGGAACAAGTCCAGCAGAGCACCGTTTTCATCCAGCCTGCAGCGCTGAAGCGCTTGCATGTGCTGTCGGTCAGGCTTTTGGCCTATAAAAATCTTCATTTGCGTATTTTATACCACTGACTATTTGCACAGTCAAGCATTTAAATTCCATTTGGTCTTGCAGACATCATATTGCCTTCACGACCGCCAACTTGGCTACCGTCTGGAAGCATATTTTTTGGAGCTGCACTCTGCGTCATACCGGGCATTGCTCCTGCGTTCTGCATCTCACCCATGATCTGCGCAAGTTGTTCTTGCAATTGCACAATCTGTTGCTGCTGTTGCTGTACAACGGCAAGCTCCTTACGGTCCGGAACAATGCGATCAACGTTACCGCTAAGATTTTTAGCAGAATCGCGAAGCAACTCGGCAGTGCCATTCATACCAACGATCTGTTGTGCAACCGGGCTGTTAAGAACAAGCTGCAAGAACTCGTTACGGCGTATAGCTTCAGATTCTTTAATGACTAAGCTAGATGCGCCAGTAGCAACAATGTTAACGTCGCCGATCAAATCAGGATCATCGCTGTAACGCAGGTTGTCTTGGTACAAACGCTCGATTGCCGGTGTAATAACGTTCTTGTCAATGTTGCTGATAACTTGTTTGATACCCTTACCAGCGTTTGATATCAACATGGACAAACCAGATGATGTACGTCCTGCGCCGGGTGTGTTCTCACCAGTCATGTAACGAGGAATCATTGTGTCCTCATCTGCTCGAGCGGAGAACTTTTCAAACACAGCCATTAACTCATTGGCATTGCTATTTGGCTGAAAGAAGCTAATGGGCGGCGAATTATCGCCGTAATCAGAAGCTTGGAATTGCCAAATTTTCCACGGGTGCATGTCTGTAATGTCTTCGCCGGCTGGCAAGCGGGAGATGTTAACACCAACTTGTGGGCCTGAAGAAATACCCATGTTGTTTGCTAAAGCGCGGGCTGAAGCGTTTACCATGTTCTGGGAATCACGGCACAAATCAGTAACACCTTTACCGTCTACAGAACCGGGAAGATTCTCGTAACTTGTGAGGTAGTAAGGTGTACGACCCAACGGGTCGTAGTTTAGCACAGCGCGAATAACAACACTGCCGATTAACCAAACTTCGCAGGGGTAACTTAACGCAGGATCAGGAATTTCTTTTGCGGTCAAACCCCACTCCAGCAGCAAACTACCCTTTACCGAGTCCCACAACTGAAGCGCGTCTACTAAGTCGCCAGAAATAATAGCTTCGGTAACGTACTTACCTTCGGCCTGTGCTTTTGAGGCATCAGTCCACAGCCACTGTTTCATGCCCATCGTTGCAAAATCATTAAGTATTGTACGAATAGCATCGTCGTTGTAACCGGGAACACCGATCAACGCTTGCAAATCATCTGCTGTTAAACGATGACGTTCAATAACATAACCGTCTCCGAGCGACCAAGACCAAGGAGCCCAATACATCATAAATGGATCAACGCGCTCCCACTCATTGCGAATTTCTTCTGTAGGAACTAACGCGCCATTTTCCCACTTCAATGTTTTACGGCGACGTTTAATTGGGCCTTTTAGTACAGCATATGGGAACGTAACAATATCATCTAAGAATTCATTAAACGCTTGATGCCAGCCGCCTTCTTGCAGCTGATCCTCCATTTTGCGAGACATGCGATGAACGCGATCTTCTGACTCTTCTCGCAATTCACGATCAGCTTCGTCTTTCATCTGCAACGCCATTGTGCGAAGTTCTGATGGCGTAGGTTGTTGCCCACCTTGCTGGATGTGAATCATCAACTCATTTGACAATCTAGCTTTGAGTTCTTCAAGAATCTCAGGCGGCATTGTCGGGTTTGGCGTTGCGGAAATAGCCCATGGTTTATCTTGGCCTGTGCCCAACAACGTATCACGCAGCCAGCTGGTAGCGGCCCGGCATTTAACTGAGGTTAAATTTATGTAGATGTCGGAGCCACCCTGCTCAGTAATCTCCTGCAGCTTGTCTGGGTCATACTCTCCGTTGCGCTGGCGCAAACACTGAAGCATGCGCTCTTCAAGATCGCGTTTGCCTGTGCGAGAACTTTCCCACCGAGTTCGGACGTGCGACGCCAACCCCTGAATAACGGGTGTGTTCTGTATAGCGTCACTGCGCTTCTTAGATGCTGCCTCAAGATCAGAGGCACGAGCAACAGGAATAAGAGCTGCCATCGGTCGTCCTTAAATAGTTACGTTATTGTACGCCGGCTTGTCAAGTGGTCAAGTGTACGCGTATTTAACTTTTTTAATTTCTCTTTTGCCAGACCCCATGGCGGCTCCGCGCAAATTCATATCCATCACGGAGTCCGCGTACTGGTTAGCATCATGAACGTGCGAAAACTCGTTTTTGTCAGGACGGTCTTCCATCTCGCCATTTTTCTTTATCTTGTACCGGTAGCCGTACCGAAATCCTTTAATCAGTGACGTGCACGCAGGATCAATCAAATACAACGCTTTGCCCTCAAGCTGCTGCACTAAAAGGCGCTCTACAGCCTGAATTCGTAGCTCCGGCTTGTTTGTTGGCGGTTTTACGCACTTAAACCCAGCCTCTTTGAGCACATCAACCAGCGACATCTCGTTTTGCTGCTGCTTCGCGTATCCCGCGGGGTCAGGTGCTACGAGGAACGTGCACCCCTGCAAGTTGTTAGCTATGTACGGATTCAGTTTAGTCCTGATAAATGTCTCTATACCCATGTTCTCCGAAACCAACTCAGCTATGGTCACGACGCGCCCGCGAGGGTCCCGCTGCTTGAACACCGCCGCCGGCGTCCTTCCAAAGTCCAGCCCAATAATCACAGGGTAGTCCCCGCCTCGAATCGGCTTGATGGGGTCTTTGGCTACGTGAAAATCAGCAGTAAACGTTTTCTCGTACACCGGGGTTCCAGAAAGCGACCTACCATACTCCGACCTAAGGTAAACCCTAAGCCAGTCTTCGGTCTTACCCGGAATTAAATTGGGGTAGTACTGTTTGGGCAAATGATCGTAGTTGTCGCACTCTGGGTTAACACACCATTCTTGAGCATCTTTGTCTAGCAAGACCTCTTCAGGCTCTTCGCTAAAACGCTCTGTGTATACAAGGGGTTTTAAAATTGCCGCAGGTTGTTTGTAAATTGACCAGTTGCTAGGTGGCTCTTCCATTTTGTTATGCCACCACGTATCTTCGTCTGGCATGTTGGTATCAAACAGCGCGCATGACCGGGTGGGGCCGCCGTCCTTCATTGAGGGGTACCGGTTCAAACGACCGAGCAGGCCATCCACAACGTCTTGGTGTAGCTCTCGGGCTTCATTACCCCAGATAAACGTTGTCTCCAAAGAGAGCGCTTTCCTCACGTCGTCTGGTGTATCCAGCGCAATAAACAGCCATTCCGATTCGACAGTCGTGCCATCAGCTAATTTAGCTATCAGTATAAACGTTTTTTCTACGGCTTTCCAAATTCCGGCTTCCCCGGGCGGCAACCAGTCAAAGACTGTTTTACGTGTTGTAAGCGCCAGCTGATCCGCTGTGTTACGAACAATAACCGCCCGGGTCTTCCTAATGTTTTTTGCGTTTGGAGCCTGCCCCGACGCTAGGCGTACAAGTTCGTGTACGCACGTTACCGACTTACCTCCGCCGACTGGCCCAGCCAAGACTCGGACGTAATTTTCATCCAACATAAATTCACGCTGCGTCGCCGTCGGTTTGTAAACACTCATTTAATTTCCTTAGTCTCTACATCCAATGTAACAGGTTGCATCACCGGCTGGTTGCTTAAGCTCACGGTCTGTCCGCCACCTAAATCAATGGACAAGGTAAAGGTCGGTCCGGTATTTTGCGTCCGTTCCTCTTTGGGTTCAAGTCCGCCAGCTTTAATCAACGTTTTTAGAACTTCATGTTTCTGCCCGAGCGACGCATCTGCGCTGGCTGCACTGACGTATACCTGATCCAGCAGGTCCGCTGCCATCCAAGTGGCTTTTGCCTTAAAAGTGACCCCGTTTTTCTCAAATTCTGACCGTTTTACGGCAATTTGGAGCTGAAACCACTTCTGGGAAGCCAGGGTTTCGTACTGTTCAATGCTAAAACCGTGGCGAGAGGCCACTATGAGCTCATCCTCCATGCCAAGGGCTATGGATGCCACCATTTCATCGCTAATTGTGGGGAAAGAGACCGATTTTTGGCCGTATTCCAGCGGTTGATCGTTGATTTCGGGGTCAAGCTGTGACATTTTGAGCCTCCGCCAGCGCTTTTTCATGCTTTTCTAACGCTTGGTGGTACTTTTCTACGGCAATTCTGACCACATCAGCTGACGAAACACCCCGTTTTTTAGCTAATTTTTGTGTTTTTTCTAGCAAATCGACGGGTAAAAACAGGTTCCAACGTTTCATTTCAGTGCTCATTTTGGGCTCCTAAGGTGTGTATACGCACATTATACAGCTTTTTTTATTTTTTGTATGTATACATATGGTGTGTATGTCTTTAATTTTTGGCGTGCTGTGAGAGACAGTCGTAAGCAGGCAGGGGGGCGGGGGC